CAAGACACCGCCATGCTGATCGAGATATTTTCGAGCAGCCCTCTTAGTCCTGAATAATTCCGCCATCAGGCTTCCTTCCTCCCATAAACTTTCTCGGCCTCAAGACCCTTCTTTTCAGCCAAATCAAGCGCGTCCTTATCAGCCTTGTAAATCGATTCACCACCATTACTGTAGTATTCTTCGTCGTCAACACTACCATACCGTTCAACATATGCGTATAAACTGCCGCCGTGGTCTGCGAACCATTTACGCTGCGTTTCCCGCGTTTCAATCCAAAACTTTGCGGTCTTCTTATTCATCACGCGTCCTCCACCATGTCCGCGAAGAACTCTTCGATGTCATCAGTGCTGCCGTGCCGTTCGCACTCGGCGAGCGCGTCCTCACGGGTGAGCGGGATGATGCCGTCGCCATCGGCCCATCCGTCAGACACACGGCGAGCGAAACGACTGAGGCCGCCGCCAGAACCGGCGATAAAATATGCGCCCTTTTTGGTAACGAACAGATCGCTGTCCTCATACTTAAAATCGGATCGGTTATATTCGTTTGAGGTGTCGCAGATCATCGTTGCTGTGTCAGTGTTGTACGTCTTACCGTCAATTATGCGTTTCATTTGCTTCGTCCTTTATGCTGCTAATGGTGAGTAGGTACTCGTCGATGGCTTCCACTGCGTCGGCCATCGTACTACGGAACAAATCCTCGCTTGGCATGCTGTCTGTCCACTCGAAATCGTAGACGGCAACAGCGTCTTCGCCGCCGTCAGTGTAGACAAGGTCACTCGTCACGCCCACGTCTGGCTCTTCGATTGTCCACTTGGCGAGGAACTCAGGGGCTTTCCGATGGATAATGTAGCCCTGTTCGAGGTCATCGTGGGGGTCAATGCCAACGATCCACGTTTTGATTGTACTCATTGGCAACGAACCTCCCTTTCTCTGTTGGCCAGTAACGCTTGCCGCGTCTTGGCCCGGTGTACTTTAAGTCCAGGTATCCGGCAGACACAAGACCATTGGCCACGTAGTAGTCATGCGGCGTCCCTTGCAGCCTGTAATCCAAGGCGTAACCGTTCCCAGTATCTCGCTCACTGGCCACGGCATTCTCGATCAGACGCAGCGCGTTCGTCTTGCGTCTGCCGATGATCCACTTGAAGTCAGACATCACGCTTTCTCCTTCAGTTGTTGGTGTGCCATAGCCAAGGCGGATACCTCGGTCATGATCGTGTGCAGACGGTCGCGTAACTCCTCGACCGCCGTCTCCCGAGCGCTGCCACGGATGCAGTGATCGGTTTCTCGTGCGAAGGCGCAGGAAAGGATGTAGAAGTCCTCGTCCGAGAATGGTGTGTTCATGGTTGTTTATCCTCCTCAATAATGATCTCGACTTCACAGTCGCAGTCACCACACCAAAAGTCCGGCTGCCCAGCGTCTGCGCCGGTAAACCACGCCTTCTGGCCGTTGTGCCAAAACACGTTGGCATGCCAGTTGTGCGACCGGCATTTCGCGCAAACGTAGGGGTCGTTCTCAAGTCCTCGTCCGTGAATGGTGTGTTCATGGCTTTCCTCATGCTGCTAGTGTTGATGAGAGGGCGTGATTGCCCCATTGGTCGGCCATCGCAGACGCGATGCCCTCGTAGAAGCGGCTCCGCTTCTTCCATCTGTCTGGCCCCGGTGATGCGTTATGCACCTCGGCTCGGGCGGTGCTGCCATCGAGCGTTCCTGTTGGGATCAGCTTTGGAAGGTCGCGTAACCAGAAACACGTGCGCTTCTTCACGTTGTCTCCAGACGTGTCAGACGTAGCGAACTGCCACGGCTGCACTGACTGGTCGAACTCGAAATACCCCTCGATACGATCCTTGGCATGGCGGTGCATGACAGGGTTCTCGATAGCGATGTGCTTGGCGTGACGAGTATTGAGCAGTTCGCTGAACAGCTTGGCTCCGTCGTCGAGTTCTGCCCACATCTCCTCACGTGTTCGGCCAGGTGGCGGCGTGTGAAGCCATCGAACACCGGAGTTGCACAGACGAGTGCATGGTGGGTGCATGACACAGACCAAGTCCCAGATGTCGAGGGCCAAGACGGCTCGGACATCTCCTTGAATGTGTCGGTTGGTGTGGTCATCTGCTGGCAAGACGTCGCAAGACCACGCGTCGAAGCCAGCGTCGAGAAACGCCCGGCGCACAATGCCGGACGTCTCGCAGCCGATGAGGACGCTAGTCATTCATCCTCGTCCAAGTACGAGTGATCCGACTCCTCGTAGTACGTGTCGTCGTCGTGGTGTTCGGCGGTCACGACGTAGAAAAGCAGGTTGATCCAGTGCCGCGACGGCCCGTAGCAGTACGTGTCGCCGTCACAGCCCTCAGTCATGCTCCACACTTGGCTCTCCTTGTAGCCAGCGGCTAACGCATCGCTGACGCGGTCGAACCTATCGATCTCGTCGTAAGGAAAGTCGCCGGGTGTAACGCTTGTCATATCCTCCTCCTCATAAAAAAGGCGGCCAAGAGGCCGCCGTTGGGTTGATGTTGATGTTGTCGCAGGTCACAGGGTCATGCTCATCCGTCAAGCTCGCAGCGACCGCAGTATCCGGTCGAGCTGATGTCCTTGCCGTGTGGGCATATGTACCAAGGCCGCTCGGTCGAGCAGTCTTCGCAGCGCACCTCTTGGCCGTCGATGCCAGTCGATCCGCAGGTGTACGTGACCTCCTTGTAATTGTGGTAATTGGCACCGTCTGGCACCCAGACTTGAACCGTGTTGTCGCAGGTCATTGCTTGCGCCTTGGCGGTCGGTTGACGACGTCTGTGAGTACCCAGATCGGACTGACGAACGCGTCTCCAATGGCGTCGTAGTCCTCGTGACACCCGTCAACGGGAGCCGGATGGAGTAGTTCCCAGCGGTTGTGTAGCCCGTCCGGGCGCTTGCTGTATTCAAATCGGGAGGTCATGCCGCGATCCTTTCGTCTTTGAGGGTCTTCGTGCGGAAGAACCCGTTGTGTTGCGGGTGGTAGTGGTGAAACAGACGTGCGTAGTACGCGATGAAGTCGTTGCTGATCTTGAACTCGCCGCCACGTGTAACGATCTCGTTCTCCCAGCGGATGCGGTTGATGATGAGCCACGCAGACGAGTGCTGCTTGCCAGCGTCGATGGCCTCAAGCGTGAACCGCTCGAACAATGTCCAGACGTGGGGGTTTTCCTTGTGCCATGACCACCAGCGTTGCTTCGTGTCGCTCATGTCACCACCTCCCTGTCTGGACGGGATGGTTGATGAAGGCGCACTCGTTGGTCGCCCATGTGCCATCGGCGTAGTGCGTGACCTGGCCGCAACCGACCGCCGCCTCGACGAATACAAACACGACGAACATGAAGGCGGCCAAGCCGATCAGTGCGCTCGTGATAGCGTTGAGGCGTCTTACGCGGCGTCGATAACGCAGCTCGTCTTGCATTAGTGGTGTCATCTGAAATACTCCTCTCGTGTATAAAGAGTTGCACATTGTACGTCTTTCGTCAAACAGGATGACAAAAGCGTCATTTGTGCATAACTTGTTGATATGGAGTGTGTGCAGATAGTGTCGATGACCGCGACCGGCAAAAAACTGAAACGTTTTGGCGTCGATGAGGGCATCGTATTGCTGTCGAACCTGCACACGGGGGGTTCGAAAGCGTGTAAAAACAACGACTTGGCGTCGTTTGTGTCGCTTTTCGTGTGCAAACGCACGAAAAACACACAAAAAAACGGGAGGGCCGAAGCCCTCCCGCTGTCCCGTGGGTGCTACTTGCGCACGAGGCTGATGAACGCCGCGAGCTGCGTGGCATCGACGCCGAGCGCCTCCGCCGCAGCCGCGAGCGGGTCAGCGCTCGTGGCTGCGGCGACAGGCGTCTTGCGCCCGGCTTGGAACGCGGCCACGTGGTTGGCGCGCTCGCCCTCTTCGAGCTGGCGCAGGAACGCGACCTCGCGCTTGACCTTGCCCTCGCCCTTGCCGGTGGCGTCGAGACGCTCCTTGTCGCGCTCGATGCGAGCGTGCAGCTCGACTATCGCGTCTGCGCGAACTGCGTCGTCGGCGTTGACGGCTTCGGCGATGGCTTTCAGGGGGGTGTGTGCGAATACGTTGCTCATGGTTGATCTCCTTCGTGAGCGTGCTTGGTATCAACCGGGAAAATCCGGCTACCGATCAACAGAAGTACCTTCGGTACTGCGCGTGAGTGCGGGGGGGGCGCAGGGGGCACCCCGCCGACCGCGCGCGCAGTGGATCGACTCCCCTACCTCCCGACTAATCGCAGCAAAAAGTGAAACGTCCGGATGGTGATGCCGCATAAGCACCACAAAAAGCGGTGCATCACCTGCGGAAAGGAATTCGAATGCCAGCCATCGCACGATGACCGCATGCACAACTGCTCAATCGAGTGCCGAAAGGCCGCAGATACCCGGAAAAAGTACCAGAAGGAACTCGGAACCATGTCAAAAGCCCTGAAAGCTGCTGAATCCACGCGATTATCACCCGCTCAATCGGCCAAAATACGCGGTCAGATCGCCAGAATGGTCAAAAGTCAGATCAATTGGGCCAATGAAGTGGTCGAAGGGAGCCGTGAATGGTCCCCAACGCAGGCCAGAGTGTTCGGAACCCTGCTCGCAAAGGTCGTTCCTGACCTATCTGCCAGCTACCACCAGCACGAAGTCACGAACAAGGAACTCGTCGAACTCTCGCGAGACGAGTTGGAGCGCATTGCAGCGGGAATTGAAGTCACATCCACGGAGACAATAGATGTTAGTCAAGAATCCTCAGAAGAACGCCCTAAAATCATCGATCACGCCCCAGCAGTTCGGGAAGGCGATGGCTGAACTCGATCTCTCGGCAATACCGGAGCATCGTAAGCAGCAGGCCGTCATGGATCACCTGGCCAAGATCATGGCTGGCACCATCCACGACCGGAGTGTCGCCATCGAAATAGCGGCATCGCGTTTAATGCGGCTCAAGAAATGATGAAGCGCCTAGAGCGCTGGCTGTACGACGTCGTCTACCACAAGTTCCACGACAACTGCCTCATCGGTGACCAACCTTTCTTCAGCACCGACGACCTTGGCCCGGCCCGTGCTCTGGTTGACGGCTTCCCTCAGATACGAAGGGAAGTGCTGCAAATCCTGGAGCGGTACGACGAACTCACGCCGTTCCAGACGATGTCTCCAGACCAGCAGCACCTTTCGGACGACGACCGCTGGAAGTTCTTCTTCCTCAAGTGCGCCAAGATACGCTTCAAAAAGAATTGCGCCCTCATGCCGGAGACAATGCGTATCGTGTCGCAACATCCGGAAATCATCTCCGCCTATCTCTCCATCCTTGGCCCCCACAAAACTTTGCCGCCACACGAGGGGCCGTGGTCAGGCGTTCTCCGCGCACATCTCGGCGTAGTCGTACCTGAACCGAAACCCGGCCAGGATAATCCGCACATCCTGCTCGCTGGCCAGCGGTACGAGTGGAAAGAAGGCGAGGTCGTCTTCTTTGACGACACGTACACGCACGAAGCCCACAACCCGACAGACGAAATCAGAGTTGTCCTGTTCATGGACATCCTCCGCCCGATGTCGCGCCCGTGGTCATGGCTGAACAAGGCCATCCTGAGCGTCTGCTGGCTTTTCCCCTACGTCTGGATTCCATACTTCCGCCACAAGAAATGGGAGAAGCAGTTTCATGGCTGAACTATCGCAGAGAGAGGCCGCAAAATACTTACTTCGTCTCGCAGACGCACAGGAAAGTTTCCTTGGCTTCTGTAAGCTCCTCTATCCGGACTGGGACTTTCCCGGATTCCAGCTCGAACTAATCGACGCGCTGGACCGGCTGGAGAAGGGGACGCTCGGTTGCGACAACCTGCTCATCACCATGCCGCCGCGCCACGCCAAGTCTACATTCGGCACAGTTCTGTTCCCGAGCTACTTCATGGCCAGGAACCCTCACCGCTACATCATGAGCAGCTCGTACAACAGCCAGCTCGCCACAGACTTCGGCAGGCAAATCAGGGGCGTCGTCGAAAACAAAATACTCAACCAGGCATTCCCCGAGTTCACGCTATCAACCGACAGCCGCGCCGCCGACGTCTGGCGTACAGAGGTCGGTGGCGCTTACTACGGTGTCGGTGTAGGCGGCACGACCTCCGGTCGTCCCGCAAACCTTCTCATCGTTGACGATCCCATCAAGTCTCGTGAAGACGCGGAGTCTATGACCCAGCGCAACAAGACGTGGAACTACTATGCCTCCGCTCTCTCCACACGTCTCCAGCCAGAAGCAGACGGAACGGCCCCCAAACAAATCATCATCCTCACCCGCTGGCATCCTGACGATCTGGCTGGCCGTCTCATCGACACAGCCGACTGGTCGGAGGGCAGGTGGAAGCACATCAACTTCCCGGCCATCAAGGACAGCAAGGACAACATAAACGGCATCGCCCTATGGCCAGAGCGGTTCAGTGTAGACGACCTCAGACGTCGCGAGAGACTGAACCCCCGCGAGTTCGCGTCTCTCTACCAGCAGATGCCCTACATCGAAGGCGGCAACCTCATCAAATCAGAGTGGTGGCGCTTCTATCCTGAAGACCTGAAGCCAGAAAACTTTGTGTCCGTCGTCATAGGCGTCGACACGGCATTCAAAAAAACCGAGAGCGCCGATTATTCCTGCTACGTCATCGCTGGCATCGACCGAACCGGCGACATCTACATACTCAACGTCACACGCGGCAAGTGGGACTTCCCCGAGCTGAAGCAGCGACTGATCCAGATCAACAATCAGTGGCGCGGCAAAGCACTCCGGGCAATGTACGTAGAAGACAAAGCCTCTGGCCAATCTATCATTCAGGAACTGAAGCGCGAGAGCGGCATCTCCGTCATCCCGTACAAAGTTGTCCATGACAAAGTGAGCAGGGTCAGCGCGATCCTCCCGCTCGTACAGGGCGGCAGGATATTCGTCCCGGAAGCAGCCCCCTGGCTCGATGACTTCATGGACGAAGCCGTCTCGTTTCCCGGCGGCATACACGATGACCAGGTGGACGCAGCAACAATCGCAATCGACGTCCTGTCACGAACATCCGTCACTCCCGAAGCATTCGAACTTCAGGGTGACGTGTCTCAGTCACTGAACTCACAGCACAATTCTCTGGGCGCGTCCCTACGGGAAAGAGTGGCGACATCTATCCCCAAGTTCACAGGCTGGGGAACGTAGCAAGGACGACCGCTTCAAACCTAAAAGGGTAAAAACTCGTATGGCTGAAAACTCTCAAAACCGCTACCTCGGATCGCGATACGAGCTGCCTCACAACGAAGGCATCGTCGTCGACTTGTCTGAATTCGCAGATCGTCTGGTCGCATACGAGGACATCGCCGCAGACCTGACGGAAGACCAGGAGCTGCGGATCGTCGACTACGTAAAGTCGATGGTCGATATGTCTTACAACAAAATCAAAGGCCGCTATTCTCACTGGAAGGAAGCTGACCGTGCTCATGATGTCTATGTACCGGCAGACACGACAAGTTTTCGTGAAAAAGCTGTCATCGCTGATACGCGAGCTATCGCGGATACTGTGCTTACCTATCTTATGGCTGCTCTCGGTGGCCGGAACCCTATGTTCCAGCTCGAAGGACTTAATAGGGAAAGCCGAGACGCGTCTCTCATCCTGGAAAGAGTACTTCACCAGCAAATGAGGCGCACAGCGGGCGAAGCCCGCATCGCGCAGATGCTCCTGGACAGCGTCAGGTACGGTTTTGCCCCGACAAAACTGGTCTGGGACAACCAGAACAACCAAAACAGCATCGTAAACTTCGATCCAAGGCG